GCTCATGTTTCATCTTCTTCCTCTGGTAGTCCTTCTTGTTTAAGAATATGGCTAGCCGCTTCTAACAAGCCTATACTCTCGAACAGCTTGTTGTGATCTCCTGATTTATAGTTGATATTGTCGTCTTCATCCTCTGTAGGTTTGATAGTAGTGTACACTAGAATGTATTTGTCTACAAACTCGTCTTCTTCAAGAGGAAGCTCAATCTCGAAGCTCATCAAGTTGCTCCAACTTTCGACGAGCAATATGTCTTAAAATGTCAGCGTTGTCTTCTGACTCTCTGTATGCAATGTCTAAGAGTGTAGCTCTTAAGTCCTTGTTTTCTTTTTCAAGATCACGCTTGATACGTGTAAGAGAGTCAATCTTGTTATTGCTCTCATACTCTCTGATTCGTTGTTGGTAGTAATCTTGTGCCTCGGCGAACCATCTCATTCCTTGAACGCTCCCCAATTATCTGCAACGTCAGCGTCTACAGGAAACTCCATCTTGAAGTCAGGGAAATGAGTCATAAAGTGCTCTTGTGCAGCGTACTCCATGACTTGCTTAACGCCTTCCTTCTCTGCCTCAGCGTTGTCTCTTCTTACTTGCACAAGAATAGAGTCATGTACCATCAGACGAACGTCAAAGCCTCTCTTGTTCAACTCCACAGCAGCAAGAGTGTTAATGTCACTCGCCGTGCTCTGTGGCTCAAAAGCGATAGCCTCGTTGATAATGTCGTCTCGATTAAACTTAGTGATAAGTGGGTAACGACGCTTCCTGCCGAACACGCTCGTCAGCACTTGATCTGTAAGTAGCTTCTGCTTGACCTCTTCTTGCCACTCAAACAGACCTGGCACCATATCAACGTACACGTCGTAGATTTCCTTGGCCTCTGACAACGGAATGTTCAGTCCCTTAGCAATGCCATAGGGAGTGCGTCCGTAATTTACCCCGTGGACGACTGACTTTGCTTTGACGTAGTTATCAAGAGAAAAGTTGGGACCAGCATATTGAATGGCCACCTCTTTGTGAGGCTTTCTTCCATCAAGTAGGATTCGCTGGAGATTTTCTTCTCTTGCAAGAACGCAGACGATTCTAAGCTCCACGCTTCCGTAGTCAGCGTAAACCCATTGATACTTTTCCGAGTCAGGAACAAAGACGGATCGGATGCCTTCGCCTCTCGGAATGTTTTGTAGGTTAGGATTGCGGCTAGAAGTGCGGCCCGTAGTTGTCCCATGAAGAAGAATATTCGGGTAGACACGCTCATCATTAGAAATCCTCGATAGCAGACCCTTAAGGTAAGTGCCGTACAGCTTAGACTCGATACGCTGCAAAAGCATCCCGCTCAGGAAAGCAGCAAGCTCGTTGTCGTCGGTAGCCTCGCACATTGACTGCAAATGCTGCTTGTCTGTGCTAGGTGTCGTAACCTCAAAATGATCCCACAGGGCTTGCTTGACCTGCTGTGGTGACCTTGGGTTGCGGACCCACTGCGACAAATACTCTTCTCGGTCGTTGAGAGACTGCTCAAACTCATGCTTAAGCTGTTGCAGCCTATCGACGTCGATCTTCATGCCCTTGCGCTCAATGTAAACTAGTTGCTCACTGATACGCACAAGCATATCGTGAGTGTGCAGCATTTCCTCTTCTTCGAGCATGGACTTGAAGATATCATACAGCCTGAACGTGTTGGCTACATCATAAGCGTTGTACTCATCGAGCACCTGTGGTGGCACTTTGTCGTAGCCGTCGTAGCCACTTGCAGCATCCTTCCACGAAGGACTACCGAGGTACTCTCTCGACATATTCTCAAGACCATGTAGCTTAGCACTACGCTCGTCCAGACAGTAGTGAGCAAGCATAGTGTCAAAGTAAATGCTGTTGTCAACGCTTTCGATGTAACCGAGATACCACAGCACGCCGACGTCAAACTTGCCGTTCTGATAGATAAAGTATGCTCGGTCGTTCAGAGCGTTGAATGACTGCTTCACGCTATCATACTTAAGCGCGTTTCGCTCTAACACCACAGCCTGTTGACCTGATGTAGCAAAACCAATGCACAGAAGGCTGTCTGGATGAGTAAAGTCGCTGTCCTTCTCTACGTTAGTCTCAATGTCACAAGCAACAACAGCTCCCTGTGGTATCACGTCCAGGTACGCCACAGCCTCTTCTGGATCGTCAATAACGTACCACTCTGGTGGCTGCCACTCCTGTGGTGGCGTAATCAGCTTGTCAATGTCTTGGATAAATGACCTGTAGTTGTCTGCGTCTCGCAGCAAACTAGCAGGGTGCAGAGTAGGCACTACGTCTACAGTCTTGCCATGAATAGTCACCTGCTTCGGAGGACCAACACGGTCCCTAGTAATAGCAGGCTTCTTAAGTCCAAGAATGTTGCCCGTAGCGTAGTTGCCTAGCGTAAGAATTTTGTCTGGTCCCTGGTCGTCTGGTCCGAGAGTCGATAACTCCGCACGCAGACGCGGCGCACAGCACTCCACAGCCTTCGCAGGAGGGTCGTCGTCCGGGGGTCGGCACAGCACGACGTTGGTCGTGAAGACCTGGCTCCGTGGCAGACCCTTAGCCGCTAAGACTTGATCCAGAAGCTTGCCACTAGGGCCAACGAAGGGCTTTCCCTTGCTGGCCTCGGTGCGGCCCGGAGCCTGACCGACAACCGCCACACGGGCGTCTGACGGACCTGTGGAGTGCGCGGGCTTGTACTTGGCTGCGTTTAGCGGACAGGACTCGCACTCTGCAAGTGGATGCTTACGGTTTGCGCTCATAGTGAGCCTCTTCCAATCCTAGCTTAGCACGTTCTTTATTCCAGGTATCGTACCAAACTTCTGATTCTACGATTCTTCTCATACGCTCAAAAGCGCGACCTTTTGCTACATGACGTATTCCGTCTTTATCGTTTCTTTCATGTTTAGCTTTAGCTTTCTCTTGTGCGTATAAGTTCTTCCACAAATCAGGGTAGTTATGCTTTAAAGCAAGAAGCGCGTTTTTTCTAGCTCGCTCTAGCAACACTTGTCTTTGCTTGTAGTCTTCGTTGTTGCTTGAACGTGGAGCAATTCTTCTGTTTCTCTTGTCAAAACACTTCTTGCACTCCGACCTGAGCCAGCCGTACTTTTTGTATCTGTAGTAAAAGTTGTCTAAAGTTAGCCATTTTTGGCACTTACTACATCTTCTCTTCATCGAGCCCATCGTGAATAATGACCTCTACATCCGCTACATTCGTAATGACCTCTACTGAATTCATCAAGAAGTCTTTTACATAGTTGTAAAGCTTCTCGTCGTCTGAATTCATGTAGACTACTATTTTACCTTGCACGTTGGTCCTCGTTTACCGCGTCGACTAGTTTTGCAGAAGCCTTGCTTGCAAGCTCTTTAGCTTTCTTAGCTTGAAGCACTTGCTCTTCTGGAACCTCTGTCGGTAAAGGACCTTTCGTAGCTTCTAACAAGAGGATGCCAATAAACTTAGCCATGTAAGGACTAAGCTCTACGTAGATTTTATTGCCTCGTCGGCTAGCCGAGAAACTATGTCTTTGCATTTCCTACATGCCTTTTCTAGTCTCAGGTTAGGTTGGCCAGCCGAGACTTTTCTACCGCACAGAGTTTCTTCACCTTCGAGTGACCACACCGGAGCTAAATGCACCTGGGCGTAGGGTGCAGCTTTTACCATCTTGTAGTTACGTTCGATCCAGTTTATTGCGTCGTTGGCGTGGGACATTCGTGCTTCTTCGTCATGTACTTATCAAGCTCTAGCAGCTTATCAAAGTTTGAGACTGTGGTGTCACAAAACTGACACGTAGCTTCCCACTTATCGTTATCGTCAATCCTAAACTCATACATTGAAGGAGTCATTAAGCTTCCTTAGCTACCTTAGTAGAATCGAAGTACCTTCTCTTCTTACCAGAACCGTAACGAACGATAAGCTCCCTTTCTTCCAAAGTAGTAATGATGTTGTTCATCTGGAACGGTTGCAGCTTCGTGTAACGCATAAGCTCTGGGTGCGTAGTACCATCTTCGCCAGAAGCCTTGATAATACTAAGCACGTTTTGCACGTTACGCTCGTTTTCAGTATTACCGCTACCAGTCACAACGTCCACGCTGTGCTCACGCCACTGCTCAACAAAGTAAAATGCCCTATTGATATGACGTGGCTCAACCTGGACGTACTCCTCTGCTTTGCTCTCCGCAGCAGCCAAAAGGACAGCAGCCTTGAGTCCTGACTTAGCAAGCCTATCCATCACAGGAGTCAGCTTGTCCCTAAGCGTGGAGTCCTCTACGTCTCTCATCATACGAAACTCGTACTGATTGTAGAGATACCACGATTGATCGTCTAGCCAAGCCTCAAACTTCTTGCGTCTACCTTGTCCATCATAGCTGCCTCGGTAGTGCTTAAGCAGATTGATACCACGCATCAGCAGCCTGTTACGTCCTTCCTTAGACGCTGTCGTAGGAGGCCCCACAGGCTTTAGCTTAGTAGAGTCACCTTGAGCTGTAATGAAGACGAACCTTGGCACGAAACCTGAGCTAATGTGCTGGTGATTTAGAGCCTCAAGCATCTTAGACTTGATACCACCAGCAAAGAAAATGAACACAGGGTTCTCAACGTCAATGTCTTCCTTCTTCAATCGACGCCGCTGCCTCTTGCCGTCGTACAGCTTCGTAAGCGTCTCTAACATGCCTGCGTAGTAGTCTTTCTTTGACACTGACTCCATGAGCCCTGTAACCTCGTCCCTGAAAAACAATGACGGGTACCCAGGACGTGTAGATAGCGAGGTAAGCAATCCTTCGATCGAGCCGTCCGTTGCCAGGATAGTCTCCGGGTCGATTTCGTTTATAAGATCCACTGCCATATCCATCGCAGTAGATTTTCGCGTCAAGGTCGTATCGGCCAGGATCATAAACCACATATTCGGTATGATCGTTCCGAAACTCGTGGGTAATTGTACTCCCCCACTCAGCAGAGTAGACAATACAATAAACGCTCCCGCCTGGTGGTACTGCCAGGCAGCGTCGCTTTGTTGCTTTGCCCATTCTATATACTCCTCGACAAAGTCTTTTGTTTCAGCAGCTTCTTTTCTGTCTTCGTCTGACAGAATGGGCGTCATTTGGCTAGAGACACCAACAAGCGTGTTAGGCTTGTGGTCAGTCTCTACCTTCTTCTGTGCTTTCTGCACCTCGGCCCACAGTCCAGAGGCTTTCCTACCATCGCGCGCATACTTATTGCACGCTGCATTGTTGCAGATAGCGAAAGTCTCTTCTTCTGAGAAGCCGTTTTCTAGCAGCAAAAGCTCAAGCGTCCAAAGATTGCTGGACCAATCACGGTTAGGCTTCGTGTTGTACAGCTCAAAAATCTTCGGAGGAAGCTTTGCTTTGTTAAGGTCAAGAAGCTCGTCAGGATCAATGTGCGAAATGTCTGGAGCTTCGACCTCGCTAAAGTCGACTCTTACTGCGCCTTCTTTAGTGATCGCATCAGTGTAGTCGTTAAAGTCGTCAAGCTTAAACTTGGTGTCACGGTCGTACTCGACCAGAGACACCACAGGGGTCGGCTTGTACTTGTGATTATACGTCCCGACTACACGAAGGCGCTGAGTAAGGTCCCAGCCGCTAGTATCAATCCCCTGCTCTTTATGATACTGCGCGATTGCATATGCAATGCGTTCTGCTTCATAAGGGTCAACGTTCTCTTCGAGGACCCAATAAGCCTGTGTCCGCTCACTGCTCGTCTGGACCAAAATAGTAGGGTCAATAAGCAGCTTCTCAGGCTCAAGGTCGTCAACGTCGGCCCAAATGCAGCCAGCAGACTTTACAAAGTCCTTGCTGACCTTTTTGCCGCTAAGGACCTGTGGACAAAAGTAGACGTCCTTGTGCATCATGTTATCAAGGACGTACTCGATACCCTCGTCTAGCTTGTTAGGGTAATCAAAAAACTTCTGAATCCACTCACCAGAGTTAGGGTCCTTAGTGCTAATGTTGACGTATCCTACGTCATCGCCAAGCACAATTCGCAAAAACGCTTTGATCTGTTCGCTCTTTTGCATATAGACCCTCTGTTGACGACTGCTGTGGGGGACGGGACAACGTGCCCCGTCCCCCGTGAGCACTTACGTTGCTATGAAACTAAGTGCTACACAAGCTCGTCGTCCTCGAGAGGGTAAAAGTGGGAGGGCTTAATGTCCTCCTGCGTCGCACCCTCGTACTTACGGTGTGAGACTCGCACCTGGAAAGGACCAAGCTCTTCGAGGTCAGCAGGCTCAATGTCAGGGTTCTCAGCCTCAAGCAGGTCACTACGCGCAGCCTTAAGCATGTTGTAAAGAACAACAGGCTGGTACGGAGGCAGCATCACGTTAGTAAACAGCTTGCGGCCCTCGTACTCCTCAGGCTCACGCACGTTAAGACGCACGCTCCAATACTCCGAACCAGGGTGCTTCGGAGGATTGGTACCCTGCTCCTTAGCCTCTTCCTCGGTCTTGGTAGTGCGAGACTCAACCTCTTCAACCTCTACCGTGTAAAGGCCCTTAGGCAGAACCTCAAAGTCAGAAGCCTCAACGTCGTTCCAGTTAATGTTGACCATGCTTAGCTCTCCTTCTTATCGTTGCTTGCGCTGACGTTACCGTTAATGTAGTCTTGAATGATAGCCATTGTAGGGTTCTTGATGGTAGGAGGAAGCCTACCGCTTCTGTCCTTTGCTACTGCATTTTCAGTCTTCGTAGTTTGCAACAACCTTTCGTCGACTCCACGAAGACGAAGGTAAAAGACGTAGTTAACGAAGCCAGGAATCTGCTCGCTCGCCTTCTTAGTAAGGTACGGGCGAGCACGTTCCTTCTTAGTGCGCTCGTTTTCCTCAGTAGTCTCGTGAGCCGTGAAAATCACGTTCACACCAAGGTCACGCCACGCACGAATGAAACGTCGAACCTGCTCCGTGCTCTTGTTGTAAGTCTTCCACTCTGGGATTTCAGGATCATCCCACTCGTCAGTATCGTCTAGCATACGAGTGAGTCCGTGCTGTTGTAGCTCTGTCATGTTGTCAATAACGATTGTGTTATACTCAAGGTTACCAGTCCTGGCAGCCTTGTGCAACTCCTCGTACACCTTACGGATTTTGTTCATGTCCGTAGTGCGTACACGGAAGACTTCATATTTGTCCTTGATAGACAGAAGCCCGTCCTCAACGTCGAGAAAAAGAACAGGCTTCATGTCTGGAACCTCTGCTGCCGATGCAGCAAGCGTAGTCTTGCCTGCACCGCTAGCACCGTAGATAAGACAAGTAAACTTACTGTCTACGTCTTGTGCCTTCTCCAATGGGATTCCACCCAAACTAGTCGCAGCCATTTAATCACGCACCTTGTAAAGCTCCTCGTTATCTAGTAGATCCATCGGGTCCATCAACTCTTGTCTCAAAGAACAAGGCGCGAAGAAAGGACAACTGTTGCAATTCATCGGATTAGGGTTCGGGTAAATGAACGGGCTATCGACCATATCAAAGACTTCATTGTCAATGTTTTTGGCGATAACGATGATTTGCTCTGGACTACGCTCCATCCAAGTACGTCGGATAAACTCCTTTCCGTTGGTTTCAAGATGATCAAGAATGTCTTTGTAGTCCGACGGATTCAGACCATGTTCCTCAATAGCCTTGAGGTACAGATTGTAAGACGTGGACTGTTGCTTGTTCTTAGACAGACCTCCACTCTTGAGCACCTGTGGTGGCTTTGGGTAGTCCTTCTTGATCTCGTTGTAAATAAAGCCACCGACGTTGTAGCCAAGCTGGCTAGCAGCCCAAACGTAGGTACTAATCTGAGTGTCGATCTCCAGCCACTCTGATGAGTAAAACTGTGCAGCAGTCTTGTGATCAAAAATCCAATGCACACCGTCTTCATCTTCGACGATCATGTCAATGGTACCTTCGATCTGTACCTCAACATGCCCGTTGTGTCGAGTGTGGTACTCGCCAAGCGGAATCTCGAAATGCTGCTCCACAGCAATCGGAGTAAAGAAATCAGCAAACTCAGAATACTCAAAGTAGTTGTCGAGCATCCCCTTACCAAGCACGATACGATCATCGTACTCCTGGTTCAGCTCGTCATCAAAGAAGCTGTAGTTTTCTGCTTCTCTACGCTGCTCCTCAACAACCTTGACGAATTCGAGCTTAGCCAGCTCTGCCCGTGCCGTGCTTGGCATGGACTGATTGCTAGGCTCGTACCACGCTTCCATCCCCTTGTGAAACGCAGTACCAAACTCAAGGTTCTTGTTCGTCTTAGCAGGCTCGTAATTCATGCGGTTTGGGCTACTAAAATCCCAAAGCTGCCTGCACTGCCTAAACTGCTTACGTTCCGATGTACGGATACTAACCTTTTGGTTCATAGCTCACCCCATGTTTGCTTGCACCGGGTACACTTAGTAACAATCACTATCCTCCAATCGTTGACAGGGTGCGCATCACTAAACACAACAGCGTGTCCTCTAAACTTGCACTTGAGTCGTGCCCAAAAACTAGTCACGGATGATAGCTCCATAGTGTGTGACGAAGTTTTTTCTGACTTCTTCAACAGTAAGCGCGTACAAATAACCGTCTTCGTCTTCGCCTAAGTAAAACGGAGACTGTGCAAGAACAGCTCCATACCTAGTGACGATAGTATGCTGCTTGCCATCGTTAATGTAAGCAAGACGGTACGTTCGCTTGTCACGGTATGGAGAAAACCATGCCGGAGGCACGTCCTGTGGCGTATTAAGAATGTCGGGCACTTGGTATTCATTCACCGAGAATCTCCTTGATCCACTTCCACTTTTGTTCGAGTCGCTGCTGCTTACCAAGGTCTACAGTATCGCTAGCAACAATATCAATGATCTGTACTGCGTTTTTCTGGCCGAGCCTGTGGAGTCTGTCCTCTGCCTGTTCGTTAATAGCAGGCGACCAATCTCTGTCTGCGAAGATACAGGTACTCGACGTATACAAGTCGATACCTACACCACCAGCTCGGATCGTAGCCGCAAAGACTCGGTACTTTTCCTTAAGAAAGTCCTGCACCATGCGATCTCTAAACTTCATTGGAGTCTCGCCGGTTAGGATTTCGTTACTAATGTCTTGAGCGTTCAGCTCGTCACGAAGCAAGTTGATAAACTGCTTAAACTGACTGAACACTACGATTTGCTCATCAGTAGAGTTAACGATATCCATGATTGCATCAAGCTTAGTGCTAGGCTTGTTGATAACAACGTCGCCCTTAGCATTAAGCCCGCCAGTACCTAGAGCAAACTGCTGTAGCCTAGCAAGCTGAGCAATAACGATAGGAGCTTGCACAGGCTTCTCGTTGCCTTCTTGGTCGTTGACCCATGCAAGCATTTCTTGTTTCATATCGTTATACGGCTTGCGCTCCTTAGGAGACAGCTCTACAGTATGCTCCGTAAAGTACTTGTCTGGCAACTCACGGAGTACCTCTTCTTTGCGTCTACGAATGTAAAACGGCTCGATCTTTTCACGCAGCTCGTCGCTATTCTTAGGCCCGATCACAATGTGATAGCCTAAGTATTCGCCCTTGTCATTAGTGGCGTAAATGTAGTTGACGTATTGCTCGTAGAAACGCCAATACGAACGCCACTCTTGATCCTGACGATACAGCCAATGCAAGATTGACCACATCTCGTCAGGACGATTAACGATAGGGCTACCAGTGAGCGCAGTCTTGTACGCTACCTTACGAATTTTGTGAAGACCAATAGCTCGCTGCGTTTTCTTGCGTCCCCTGTAGTTCTTAAACGCATGAGCCTCGTCTACGATAACGTGAGCCCACTGAAACTTGCTCTTAGTCCTGTTGTTGAAATCCCCCCTGCCCCAATAAGGGTCAGCCAACCACTCGCCGAGCAACTTAGGTCGGCAAGCTTCATGGTGGACGACCACTACATCAGGCTCAGGCTCGCCGTCCTTTAGTAGGTATAGACGCTCGCGATTCTTAGGATCAATACGCTTGACCACTAAGTCTGGACGCGCTCGTCTAAAATGACGAACCCACGAATCAACAACACCACTAAGAGGAGCAATCACAAGCGTATAATGCTTGTGCTTCTTGCTGTGGTATTGCTCACGACGAACACTATCAAGGGCAACGGTAGTTACAGTCTTACCTAGCCCCATAGTGTCACAAATAAAAACGGACTCTTGGTCCGCTAGTTTATCTACTGCAACGCTCTGGTAATCTCGAAGCGTAAATTCGTTTAGCTTAGACTGTGCAAGCTCACTCCAGTAAATTTGAGTAGTATTCGATGAATCGGTCGACATGCTTGCACTCTCCCCTGTATGCAAAACCCTTGCAAGTGCAGTGCGTTTCCTCGAAATCTGGCTCTCCGTCGGACACCGGAGCAAAAGTAGCGTGTTCGAGAGGCGGCTCTGTCTCTGACATAAAAAGGAGCACTAAGCTAGTGCCCTTCTCTTTTGGCGGAAATCGTGGTGCTTTCCTTGCCTCAGTCAACTTGTGTACTCCTTTAACATTCTCTCAACGTACTGTAGCCGATAGTCTAAGTCCTGCACTCTTGCCTGCAAGTCAGTAATGCGCTGGCTCTTAGAGTCTCCCCTCAATCCTCCACTACCAGTGTGGCTAACCCAAGTACCGCCAGCCATCTCGAAATCAGTCTGAGTGGGATCCTTATAAAGAATCCACTTAGAGGGCTTGTGCGCGTTGCCTCTAGTGACCTGCTCAATGCAGCCCATATCCTTGAGCTTCTTCACTACCTGACTGTAACGGGACCTGTCAATACCTGCATCCTCAAAAGTGCTCACCAAAGAGCCCTCGAACATGCCGGTATCAGTATCATGGTCCCAATAAGCAGACTGCTTCATAGCTTCATAAGCAGTCATAGAGTCATTAAGTAACTTGTGCATCTATAGCTCCCTTTAGTAGTGGTAAGTACTACTTGGTCCCTAAGCACGGGCCGCGCATTATACACGCGGCCGGGGCAGCGGGGCAAACCAGCGCAGGGGCCGGTGCGCCCAGCGCACGGCCACCACAGGGGGGAGGCTGGTCTGTCCCTCCTGTGGTACGCTGGCAGCGCGCCGAGGACTACCGCGCGAACGTACTACCGGACGGGCACCGGGTACGGAGAGAGGGTCGGATTAGGCTCCCCTGCTAATCCGGCCCTCTCTTTTTGTGTAGCTAGTCAAAGCGGGCACACTTCTCGTCGTGAAAGTCTCTAGCTACCTCACTACTCCATACATCCGTAGTGATGTTCTTCTCCATTTGCTCTAATGTCCACGCCGGGTCCCTGTTGTAAGCATAGCAGTACGACTCTCTTTCGTCATAAGTGAACGTGTACCACACGTCCTCCATGACGTCCCACTGGTAGCTATCTACAACACGGTCCTCAGGGTCATCGGTTTCAGTTTCTGTGGTGGCAACGTCATCATTGCCATTGCCATTGCCGTTGTCGTCCATGACAATAGACACCGTTAACGCTACGGTCAAAGCGATCATAGCAACGGCTAAAACACTGATGCTACCAATGAGCACCCAAAACCTACGACTATTGTATAGCATAAGTGCTCCTAGTCTGACGAAATGACAGTGTTACGATAACGAGGATCGTCTGGCTCTTGCACAAGTCGAGTCATGCAAGACACAAAAGCGTTAACAGTCATTGCCTCAAGCTGTAGCTCATCGTCATTGTCAATATCGACGTCGACAGTGCCTTCGATAAACGCCTTAAAGTGACGGAAGAAAAGAAGAGCTGCGAGCAAGATTTCCTCTACGTCCTTAGGATCAATGCCGACGTAGTTAAACGTGTACTTAAAGTAATCATAAATATGGTCGTCAAACTCGTTAATGTTTGAGTCTACCATTCTATGAGTATTAGCAGCACGCAAGTCTATAAGCTCTTGCTTCAGCTCATCGAGGAAATTTTGTTCCTCAGGGAATTCCATAGTCTATCGTTCCTTTTCACGTCGATTGTACTACGCTTAGTAATAGACTTGCCATTATAAAGTCTAAGCAACTGATGAAAGTCTACAACACCGACCTTTACATCGTACTCCTTGGCAAGATAGTTTTTGTAGCTAGTAGCACGAGTATATGAAAAAGCCTGAGCCTCGTTTAGCTCAGACGTCAAAAGCATCTCATCAGATTCTTCATCAAGAAACAAGAAACGAGCGTTATCATAGTTATCGTCAACGACGTAAACTATCCACTTACTCAATGCCTCTAGCCTTACGCTCCATCATTATCACTCCTACTCTGGCACAGGAACGTCGTCGTAACGTGCGAGCAACGACTCGTTGTCCAAATCGGTATCGTCGTAGTGCATTGACTCTACAGTACCGCTGTCCTCAACCTCAAGACTGCGAAGAACATACTTTGCAGACTCAAGCACATCAATCATGCGCTCAACATCATTGATGCCTACAAGATAGAGGCTTCCAAAATCGTTGATGTGTACGTTGACAGAGTACTGGTGCTCGTACTCATTGTACGCAACAATAGACTTGAGCGAGTCATACGGACCCACTACAAGCGTAACAATGGGCTGCGATGGGCTAAGCTCTGTGCTAGTTGCTGGCCACTTACCAGCAATGTGTCGCTTGGTCATTAGAAACCTCCTGGGTCCATTGCTATTACAAGCAGAACGAACAACACTAAACCAACAGTAATCATCCACTCCATTACTGCTCCAAATCTTCGACAGTTTGGTACTTCATGTTCTTCATGTTAGCAAGCAAACTAATCAGACCATCAATCTGCTCCTTGTCTTGCTCAAGCTCAACAACAAAGTCATTGTTGTAAAGCTCAAGCAAAAAAGCCTCATCGTTAGTATTGGGGTCAAGAAACTTGCGAATAGAAAGTGCATCTGCCCGCACTCTTTGCCGTTCCACAAACATTCCTTTCAGCCGATAACTAAGACCAAAAAACTATACACCACAGGGAGGCGGATCGGACTATTACACTTACTAACCCTGTGGTGTATAGAGTGGCCCCAAGGGGAATCGAACCCCTATTTCCAGAGTGAAAGTCTGGCGTCCTAACCATTAGACGATGGGGCCTTTACTTACCTAACCGTCCCACCCTGCGTGGGCCATGGAGGACTCGAACCCCCGCTGCCGGATTAAAAGTCCGGTACTCTGCCTGTTGAGTTAATGGCCCATGATAGGTAGGGTAGCCCGGAACCACAACGACGAACATAGCTTACATTCGGTTATTATTGTGTGACTACCCTACCTACCGCTGGCCGGGGAGGACTCGAACCCCCACTACCAGGACCAAAACCTGGGGTGCTGCCATTACACCACCGGCCAAACTTACAAAGCTTACAAGCCTTAAAGCCTTAAAGCCTGTTGTTGGCGATCATGTACTCGTATCGAATAGTGCCCTCGTCTTCTAACTCGTTGAGTAGGGCCTCGACTCGCATACGGACGTAGCCAACATTTTCTTCTGACGTTTGGATAGTGTAGTCCAGCTCTGCTGACCTTGTGCTGTAAGTGCTGTAACGTGCCCGGAGTGACATAACGCACCTAACTATCGACTTGTGGAAACAGTCTATTTGCTTTTGCTTCGTTGCAGTCTTTACAAGACAACTGAATGTTGTTCTTATCGTTTGTGCCACCAAGAATAACAGGGATGATGTGGTCCAGCGTGGCCGTCTCATAAGTTAGGTGCTCGCCGTCACATTTTATTCTAAGTTGACAACGTGCATCCTGTTCTAAGAGACGGCTCTTTAGTTTACGCCGACGCTTAGCATTCATCCCCGACGTGCCCTTACCACTCATGGCCTCTTAGGTCCATAAGCCTCAACGCCGTGGATTACATCGTACAGGTAGTCGTCCAGCGGGATACCCGGCACTCCCCGATTGTAGTACACCTTACGGAGCGCGTCACGGTATGCCTCGGCCCGGTTAAGCTCTTGGCTGTAGAGACTGTAGTAAGTGTGAACCTTTTTATCCAATGACTGAATCTTATTGTGCAGACGACGGATTTCGTCTTCCTGTTCACGGAACGAAGGACCGTCTGCAACTTGCTCGTTAACCAGAGCGCCCATCACGAGGTCACTGTTATTCGTAGCATTACCTGTAGTCACCGCTACCTCCTAGCATGTTTCGCTTTTGCCGGTCACTCAACTTATCAAGATTAGCCTGCGCCACATCTTCTAGCGACAGGTCACTTTCTTCTGCGACCATAGCAACGTACCAAAGTACGTCGCCAAGCTCCGCAGCGGTAACATTAGGATCGTTACCGTCACGGATCACTTTCTTTGTCTTGTTAGCAAGCTCTCCTGCCTCACCAACAAGACCAAGCACAGCGTAGTAAAGTCCTGTTTCAGCATACCTGCCAGGGTAAATCGCAGTTTCCTGCGCCGTGTCTTGGTAATCTCGAAAGTGCATTACTGCTCCTTGCTGTGCCTGTGGTGTCATACACGGGAGCGCGCCGGGCAGGACTCGAACCTGCGACCTACGGATTAGAAATCCGTTGCTCTATCCTACTGAGCTACCGGCGCATTATTGCACTTATTATGCTATGGCTTAGTGGGTAGGTAGCCCGCGACCTCAAACAGCCGCTTTCTAGCCGCACCTAGCGAACGATTTGTATGCTGTAACGTGCGGGTTACTAGCATTTTTGTCGTTCCTTATTTGGTATCTATAAAGGGCTACCTACCCTAGTGGGCCGGGTGGGACTCGAACCCACATTCACTTGATTTTAAGTCAAGCCGCTATCCCTATTTGCGTACCGGCCCATAGAGTAGG